TACCAGCGGGGCTGTCCGGCGCCGCCTCCTTGTTCGGGGTCGTAGAGGGAGTTGATGACCCAGGGGTTGCCGTCTGCGGTGAATGCTCCGGTGGTGGAAGTGACAGCTGCAGACCCTGAGGTTCGAAGGACGGCGAACTTTGGGTTTTCGAAGGGAACCTTAGTAACGCGTCCCAGGGGCAGTCTGGGATAACTTGTAGCAGGGCGTGGGAGAGCCACGTTGTAGCGGGGCCAACGAGGCCGGCTCCAGCGAGGTAGACGGCGGGTCCCAGTGGTAGCCCTAGAGTAAGGCCGGCGACCGTAACCGCCGCCATACCGAGAACGCTTGATAGGAGGCATCTCGTCTTGGTATCCAGTGTCTGGTGCAGAGCGTTTGTTTTCCCCTACAGGTTCGAGTACGCGGGTGAAGGGGTTCCCTCTCCAGTCGAGGAGGTGGAAGACCTGTGTTCCTGCCGGAGTCTCCGTTTTGCGGACTTGAAAGGAACGTGTTTCACAAATAAAATGTGAGTCTTATATACCCTTCGGCTGTTGCTATGGCCACGCTTGCGGGCGCGTGCGTGCCGTCCGTGCCCTTCCTCCAAAAAAGAAAGTCTAAATTTTTTGTTTGTTTGTTGGCTGAGCGTACCCCACCGGCGGAGCGGTGGTTCACGCTCAGCCGTAGCCGGAGCGCGACTGCGCGAAGGCGGACACGCTGCGATCCGGCCGAAGGCCGGGTCGCAGCGCTCGCAAGCGTGGCCAGCCGAGCGCCAGGAGCGCGTAGGCAAGGCGTGGCGTGAACCACCGCTCCGCCGGTGGGGTACGCACGCGCTTAGGGGTACCCTGTCCCATATTTTATTTTTGCGACTATATAAACCCCAGCACTTCGTGGACAGTATTACCACGAAGTGCTGGGGGTGGGGGGACAGGGGAAAGTGATGGCGGGACCCTCGAACGCTATACCCGAGTGTGGGGGAAAGGGTCGTTCGAGGGCGTGGATGTTCACTATCAACAACCCTGACGACTTAGACGCTCCGCGGAAGTGGACGTCTGTCGTGTGGTGTGTGTGGCAGGTTGAGCGGGGTGTTGATGCTGGTACTGAACATCTGCAGGGGTACGTGATCTTCGCCTACTCTAAGACTCTGTCTGAGGTGAAGCTGGTGAACTGTCGTGCTCACTGGGAGCCGCGGCACGGCACCCATAAGCAGGCTAAGGACTATTGCCAGAAGGAGGAGACACGTGTAGCCGGTCCCTACACTATAGGCGAGGAGCCCCCGAATTTGGCTAAGCAGGGGAAGGTGCGCCGTACGCTTGATGACTGTGTAGCCCTGGTCAAGGGCGGGCAAACTGTTGCGTCCTTGTTAGAGGATGATGAGTTGCGTACCTTGGTGGTTCGGAACTATAGGGGGCTCATGTTCGCTGCGTCTATTTTTTGCCCGAAGCGCTCCTGGAAGACGCAAGTGATAGTTTTGGTTGGACCGACTGGGACTGGGAAGTCGCGGGCGGTCGCTGACAATCATTCGGGGGCGTATTGGCTCCCGAAGGGCAAGTGGTGGGACGGCTACCGTGGTGAGGAGGTGGTGTGTATAGATGACTTCTACGGTTGGTTGCCTCTTGACTACATGTTGCGGCTGTTGGATCGCTATCCTATGTTGGTTGAGACTAAGGGTGGTAGTGTGCAGATGGTTGCTAAGGCCATCTACATTACCTCCAACATAGCTGTTGAGTTTTGGTATGAACACTGTGCTCAAGAGCATCGGCGTGCGTTGCAGCGCCGCGTTGATGTTGTGTGTGAGTTGATGTCGTTTCCTGGTCCGAAGCGCGACGAGCCGTTGTTTTTACGCGGAGGCGTTAGCGAAGCGTAAAATGTACATTGCGGTGCAACGGCTCGCTAGCGCGCGGCTGCTCTTTCACGAATCACCAACTCCCTCGAAGTTGGCCCACTTGCAGAAGAACTGCATGTCCCACTGGAACGTGACTGAGGCGGTCTGGCCACCGAGTCCTTGAACGTAGCAGTTGAAGTAGATCTTCTTGGTTGGATCGGCGTCGTTGTTGGTGAGGTAGGTGGTGTTCGACAGGATTTCGCTCCTGGTGATGCCGAGGAGCTTGGCGAGATCCACGTACTGGTAGAATTCGAGAACGGAGTTCTTCCCGCCATTAGTAGAGATGTCGATGGTCTTCTTCTGACAGTAGTCTCGCTCGGCGAGTTCGCGCATGGTAGATGGGACTCCGGAGTCGTAGACTGCGATGCCCACGTCTGCCATCTTCTCTGCCCCGAGGCAGGTCACGTGTATCTTGACCGCGTAGACCGAGTACTTCTCGTAGATCCCCGCGAGCTGGTCGTACCAGCGGGGCTGTCCGGCGCCGCCTCCTTGTTCGGGGTCGTAGAGGGAGTTGATGACCCAGGGGTTGCCGTCTGCGGTGAATGCTCCGGTGGTGGAAGTGACAGCTGCAGACCCTGAGG